GCCTGGCGTCGCCATTCCGATCGCGTCGAGTTGGAGCAGACCAGAGGCCGTGCGCTGCGTGTTGTAGGTCAAATTCGTAGCGTTGCCGCTGCCATTGAACGCCGCCACCGTGGAGGCCGTCGAGGTTACGGCGAGGCCCGCCCACGTCCGCGCGAGCAGCGACAGTACGCCCGACGTGAGCAGCGCAAGGCCGCTCCCGGTGGCGCGCTTCAGCAGCTTACCGGTCGTGCCATCAAACAACGCAACTTCAGAGGCCACCGACGACGACGGGCCAACCACATCGCCCGACCCGCCGCCGCCAGTCGTCTCTACCGCCCGATCCCCGCCCCGCGTCGTGTAGAGCCGCAGTTTGCCCGTAAGGCGATCGACGTAAAGCAGGCCGACACCGGTAGCCGGCGCCACGTCGGGCCGTCCAAGGTCGCGCACCAGCGCATAGCCTTCGGCCGCGCGCCGCTTGACCGCGTTCATCACGCCCATGTTTCACCTCGCGACGGGTAGACGAGCAGCGCCACGTCCGTAACAGGCGCCGTTTCCCACGACGGCGACACCTGGACGATTTTGCACCGACGGCCGCTGTACCCGTCCGGCCCATTAATCCGGGAATGCACTCGCGAGGTCGTAATGCGTCCGAGATCGCCGGGCGCCATCTGCGCCCACCACCACCCGCGGAGGCGAACCGTTAGCGCCTCCGGCGTCGTCGTGACCGCCTCCGTTAGCCGGTTCGTCATTTCCGTCCGAATCGCCGCCTCGTTGGCAAACACACGATCCGACAGATCGTAGGTAGTGCTTACCGCCGCGGGCCGCTGGTACACCGCCGCCGTTGTGACGGACGACGACGCAGACGACATTCTGACCGTACAGCTTGCCGACTCCTCCTGATGGTCAGCGGACCACCATTGATGCTCCGTCACCTCGATTACATCATCGTCGGTGATCGTCCAGTCGGTCGGCACACCGATCGGCGCTTGCGCCTGCTGCTGCGCGCGAACCGTAATCGAGCCCTGCCGCATCGTCAGGTAAAAGCCGCCCACCCGCAGGAAGTCCGAAAGCCAGCCCAGCGCATCGCCCTCGGCCTGCCGCTGCGGGTACGACCACGAGTAGGTCCCCGACGACACCACCGCGACCGATCCAGCGTAGTAAATCGAGTCCCACACATCGACGTAGCCGACGGGCACCTGTAATCCCCACGACAGCGGGTGAACGTCATAGAAGCCGTTAGCGCCGCCATAGCCGCTGGTAAGAACCTGAAGCGCGATGACGATCGGATGGCCGTAGAGATACGCGACGCGATCCACGCGATCCCCCGCGCTTGCGTTTACGCGCGTCGTGCCCATCACGTCGCTGCCCGTCAACGTAAAAGTGTTAGCGGAGGCCGCCGAGTACGTCAAATAGAACGCGTCTCCGCTTGACGGCGTGACCGCCACCGCGCCGATGCCCGCCGTTCGCATGTTGAACCCGGTCGTGCTACTCACGTTGATAGTTGCGTCGCCCACCGTGTAGTCAGCCGCTAACGTCGTATAGTCGTCCGGGTCCAAGTCGTAGAACAGTTCGATGGCCGTCGGGTCATTCGTCGGCCGCTGCCGAAGGCCCGTCGGCGCATCGACCAGCTCGATCACCCACGCCGGTTTACGGCCGCGCACCTGGCGCAGTTGTCCCCACGCAACGCGCTGGTAATCGCCGTCCGCGTAGCCGGGAAAGCCCAGTAGCAGTTCCATAAAGCAGCCGCGCGGCGCAGCCTCGTGAAGATCGCCAAGGTCAACGCCGACCACCTCGATCAGCGTTCGCCCCCACGTCGATGTGAGGTCGTAGTCGTTCAGACGGTGGCCCTCGATTCGCACCCGTCGGATGCCCGGCTCCCCGCCGTAGGCGCGAACCGACCACGACGCCATAGAGGCCGTGCCAATCTTGATCGTGCGAAGAATCCACATGGGCGTGAGGGCCGACTGCGCGAGGTCCGCAACAAACTGGGCCGACCAGCTCACGACAACCGCCGAAGGCGCGACGCTGCCCGGTTAGAGTTGGTCGCCAGCGTTTCAAGCGTGGCGCCCACGCCGATCGTGGTGCCCCCGAGCGAGGAAGGCGAAAGCGCCGGCTTGACCGCGTAGCCCCAGCCGCTTGTATCGTAGACCCCACCCGTGCCCGGCCCTGTGCCGGCTACGTCTTTTCCGGTGCCTCCGCCAGCCGTAAGGAGCGTTGCAAGGCCGGCCGAATCAAAACTCAGCCGCAGGTCCAGCGTATAGTTTCGCCGATGGTCGTGCGTAAGCGGGTTCGTGCGCGCGTCCTCAGCTGAAAGGTAGCACACGGGGAAGAAATCCCGATGACGTACCCACGCCGTGCCCTTTGCCGGGTCCATCTCATACACGGTCGTTTCGGAGAGGTCGATCCGGGTGCCAGTCATGCCCGACGACAACCGCACTTCTGCAAGGCATCCGGGCGGCGCCTGCTCGATCGCCACCTCGTCGCCGCTGGCGATGACCGCCGCCGCCGACCACGCCGAGAAGGCATTTCCGCCCGTGTTGATGTACGCCCAACCGCGGGCCGATGCCCCCGCCCGCGCGGCGCAAAACGCCTTGGCGTGGTCACGCGCAAAGCCGCACAGCCCACCGCGGCGAAGGTGGTTGATCAACGTTTCCAACTTTCGCTCCAGCGCCACCGCGCCTGGCGTGCCGAAATTCTCCAGCACTACGCGAACGGTCCACGACGGCCCAAGGATTGCCGTGGACATCGCCCCTGACAGCCCAATTGCATCTTCGCGCCGGATCGCCATGACGATTTCAATGTTTGACAGCCCTTCGGCCAGATCGACCGTTTCTAAGCCCCCGCCCTCCGGGTAGTAATAGAAGCGCGGATCGCCCATCAGGCCCGCCCTTGGGCGCCGGTTTCGATCCCGATCGCCTTCATAAAGTCGCTCCAGAGGTCGCCCGGCGAGATCGTGATCGTTCCTATGCTTCCCATCGGAACCGCGCGGCCGGGAGTATCACTTGGTGCAAACAGTTGGAATCCGCCTCCGGCCTGTGTGGTTGACCCCGTGGAGAAAAGGTCCGCAAAGCCGTCTACCATGCGTTCGATCGCACGGGCAAAACCTTCCGCGATCGCCTCGTAGAAAGCGGGGTCGGTAAACGCTTGGACCAGCCCGACGACGATCAGCGGCACGGCCCCAATCAGCGCGACGGCGAACAGTTGCACGAGGTCGGGCAGCATCGCCGGAAGCGCCTGCGCCAACGCCACCACCACGTCTGGCACGGCCTGCACAAGCGCCGTAATGACCGTAGGCACGCCCTCCGCGATGGCCTGGATAATGCCGGGCAAGCCATCGACCAGCGCAACAGGCACGGCCGCGATGATGGACGCCACCGCGTCGAAGGCCGACGCCACAAAGTCGTCAAGGTTTACGATTGCCGCATTTACCAGATCGGCCGCATCCGTAAACACCGATCGCCCGTCCTGCATGGAGCCCGCGGACTGGATGCCGGCGACGACCGCCGCCGCGATCGGATGCACGCTCGCCACAGCCTGTAGCGGATTGCTCAACGCTTGCCCCACGCCACCCACTGTCTCCTCCGCGGCCGCCTCCGCGGCCGCCTTCGCCTCGTCCGCCGCTACCTGCTCGCCGCGTTTATCAATAGCGCCCTGTAAACTTTCGTACTGCTCTAGCGTCAGCTTGCCTAATGCAAACGATTCGCGAGCCTCATCGGCAAACTTGGCCAGTTGTTCGGCCGCCGACAGTGTTTCGGGCGGAAACAGCCCGTCCAGCGTGTTCGCCAGCTCTTGATAGGCGCCCAAGGGCGGAAGCGGGAACCATTCCGCGTCCATCTCAGCCGCCGCGACCGCGATGAATTTTTCTGTCAGGTCCAACATCGCGTTCGCCTCTTTCTGGGCGCTCCGCGCCTGCTCGTTCCGCTTTTCCTGCTCTGTTGGCTCCTTCTGGACCGCGCGGCGCTTTTCGCCGCTTGCCGCCGCGACGTTGCGTTTGGCCGCCGCCAATTTGTCCTCCGCTGCTGCCGCGATGATAGCGGCCCCGCGCGCCTGCAAATCCGCGCCGATCGCCGCATAAGTCTGCTCGCGTAGCTCCTTCGTGGAGGTCGATACTCCATCCATCGCCGTCGTGATGAAGCTGAATAGTCCGGTACGGACTGAAAGTCCGTCGATCCCGCCGTCCACGCTGTCGATATCTTCGGCCAGATCGCCAAAGCCGCGCGACACCTTGCCGATCGCCTCCTCCCATGAATCGGGAATGGGATCACGCCCGAGTATTTCATTATTCGCCGCGATCAATTCGCGCGTGGCCGCGGTCGCCTCACGATACTTGGCGATCGTCGCGTCTAGCCGCTGCCCGGCCTCGACTTCCGCTAGCGCGTTGCCCGCCGTCACTCGGGCCAACTCCTTTGCCGCGACCCGCGCATCGTCCATCATCGCGGTAACACCCTTGACCGTGCCTCCGAACGCGGCGGACACCGCCGCAGCCTGCTCAGTCTGCGCCGTTAGGCCCTGGTACGCCATCGCAAGTCCAGCTGCGGCGACGGCGGCTACCGGCAGCACGGCCGCCAGCGGGCCGAGCGCGGCCCGAAACGCCGCGCCGGCTGACTCTCCCGACGCGCTCGCCTGCATCAGCGCCTGCCCCACCTGGCCGCCCTGCTGAGCAAGGATCAGCAACGGGCTTTGCCCCATCGCTAGCCCCTGCCCGATGTCGATCAACTGAAAGCGCAGCGACGTAGCCGCGGCCGTCATCTTGGCCGTTTCTTTTGCCGACGCCGCAGCCCCCTTAGCAGCCGCCTGTTCGGCCGCCGCAAGCTGGCCCATCTTCGCAATCGCCGAATCCACGGCCGGGCCGCTCGCATCTTCGGCGCGTATCCTAAAGCTGACATCGTTTTCGGTGCCCATTCAGCCTCCTACCTCTACGACCGCCATAGCGCCTGAAACCGACTTTACCGCAAGCTGACGCCGTTCGAAGCCGCAATCGTAGATATGCCGGATGTAGGCAAAGTCGTCCGCCGGCATGTCCCGAAACGCCCGCGGGTCCATGCCGTAGCGGGCCGCCATCGCGTCAACCGTCGCGGCTGTCGGCCGGGGGAAAGGCGGCCGCTTTCGCCCGCATCGCCTCCGACACCGAGATATCAATCACGAGCGCGCCCACCGCGTTTAGCACGTCGGCCGGCACGACGTACACATCAAGCGGGCGTGTTCCGGGCCGCATCGCGTCGGACTCCGTAAGTCGCACCGTCACTGGCTCGATCGAGTCGGCGGTGTCGCCAACGCCAAGCAGACACGTCTGCACCAGAGCCTCCGTCGCTCGGGCGATCCCCGCCACGTCGGGCGCGGGCTTCGACCCGCCAAGGCCGCGCCGCTTCGGCGCCGCACCTGGCTCCATCGTGCCGCCGAGGCCGGCGACGATGAGATCGCCCGCCGTGGCCGCGCGCACGCGTACCCACACCGCGCCACCTTCCGAGGCAATCTCCCGCGTGACGACCCGCTGATCGTACCAGCGCGCTACGACCGACATTAGGCTGCCGTCGCCGAGCTTTGCGTATTCACCACAACGAGCGTATAGCCGTTGTTGCTACTGTCGGACTCGGCCATAAAAGAGACCGCCTCCGGCAACACACCGTGTTGCGACACGTCAATTTCGTCGCTATCAATGTACGCATTGTGAACCGTGAACCCCCACGAGAAGGAGCCGGAGGTGAGAGTGAGCGTCAGATTTGCTTGCGTGTCCGCCGTCAAGCCGTTCTGAAACGCGTCGGCATCATACTCGGCGTCCACCTTGACCGACACCACCCGCAGGCCCGACGGCTTCGGATCTTTGGTGAGCTTCGACCCGAGCAAGTGTCGGGCCGACAGCTTGTTGTCAAGTTCCAGCGCGAACGAACGCACCGTGTAGGTCGCCGAGTTCCAGCCGAGCGTGCCCGCCATATGCGCCTCGATTTCCGTTTCCGTGCTCGTAAACGTGGGCGTTCCGGCTGAGGTGGGCGCCCCGCTGGTTTCGCCCATCAAGTCGATGTCCAGTTCGAGCATTCCTTCTGCCGCGATCGAAAGGCGCAGCTTTGTAATCCGACACCCCTCGTACACAATCGCCGAGCCAGATCCCTGGATTACCTCGATCGTCAGCCCGCCCGTGGGCGCCGATGCGCCGAGCGTCGTCGTATGCGTGTAGTATCCGCCAGACGGTCCCGTGGTGCTTGGCGTGCCCCACATCGCATGTTTCATCAGCAGCCCGAAAGCGTGAAACGTGACCAGCAGCTTGATCGAACCGCTGACGGTATCGCGCGTGACGTAATGGCGTCGCGATACCAGCGCTGAGCCTTCGAACAGGGTCTCACGAGCCTGTTTCGTCACCACCCGCCGAAGAGACGACGACACGAGGCGATACCAGTGAGTACGGCTTACCGGCGTTCCCCACGTCGACTCTTCGCCAAAGCCAACCGCTGAGTTGAAACCGAGATAGGTAGGCATGTTGCTCCTTACGTTGCGATGTCGCGCACTTGTACCTCGACCTTGCCCGTCAGGGTACGTCCGAGGGTCGTTACGGCCGTCAAAGTCACGAGGTAATCATTTCCGGTCTGCCCCCCCGACAGCTTCGTCCGGACGACCGCGGCGCCTGGGCGGCCGCCTTCAAAGCGAATCGCCGAGGCCGTGGACGTGAGGCCAGCCGCCGCGGTCACGGTAACGTAGCTCAGACACTCCAGCTCCATGGACCCCGCCGACGGATACTCACGGCGCTGCAATAGCGCGCCGAAGTCCATCCAAACGTGAATCGCGCTGTCCGAGGTCTTAGCCATCTGATTAATCGCGGTGGTCTCGCCTAGACGTTGTTGCGCTTGCGCCTTGACCGTGTATCCGGGGACCGGCACCCCCTCGTCCAAATGCGCGTTTTTTGGACTCGTCGGCACAAAAGCCGTTTTGCCGCTAGGCAAGCTGTCGTCACCCCAGTAAAGCCAGTAGAGCAGCGCGCCGGCTGCGGGGGCCGTGTCCTGGATTTCAAGCGTGCAGGTTTTCGTGATCCGGTCAAAGCCCTGTAGGTCCAGCTTCGTTACCACCGTCACGCCGTCAGGGCCGGTGACGCGCACCTGATCGCCGTCCACGTCTACGTTCTGCCAGAACACGTCCAGTTGCCGCGAGATTACATGCGTTGCGTCAAAGGCACCAGCGCCCCCCGCCGAGTTGTCCACCGTGATCGGGACACGGTAGAGCGAGTTTTCGCCGAACCAGCTCACGCGCCCTCGCCTTCGCCGCTCGCCGCGGGTTCAACCGCCGCCGACTGCGCTTGAACCTCGACCAGCCCGGCCGGCAGGTCGATGTCGGCCGCAAGCTCGCGTACCTCGCCGGGCGACCAGTAGAGGCCGCGCGGGTATTCACCGGTAAACGTCACGGACTGAACCAGCATCACACCCCTCCGAGCTTGTCGGCGCGCGAGTAGAGTAGCACGCCGACCACGAACACGGCAAAGCCGCCAATATCGCCGTTTAGGCCCTCCACGTCACCGATGCTTTTGATCAACACGTCGTAGGCCCCGGCCGTTTGCAGCGCCCCGCCCGACACCCGCGCGCTCGTTTCAAGCGCGATCACAATGTCATTTACCATCGTCTCGATCGCGAGCATTCGCGCACCCGCGTCGTCGGTCGGCGCCGGCGCCCAGCACAGGAGCGGAAACAGCGCCTCTTGCTCGTACCGCCCCAGCTGCGGGCCGCGCGTGCGCTCGATGCCCCACGATCCGATCATTACCGCCGGCAAGCCCGCTCGGGGCGGCGTTGCGTAGATACCGTGGATCACCTGAGACGAGCCCGACAAGTCAACAGCCCACGAGCCGGTGCCGTTGATGCCCGTCAGCGCCGAGGCGATGCCCAGCCGCATATTCGTGATCTTCATGCTCGACTCCGCGCGGCCTTGACCAGCAGCTCAGACAAGAGCGCCGGGTAAGCCAGTCGCGCCGCCTCGCGCGTCGTTCGCATGTAGAACCGACCGCGAATTCGAACCGACTGAACGAGCAGGTAAAGAATGTCGCTACGCTCGCGGCCCCTGGCGCCGCGGTCCTCGACAAGCAGCCCGCGGCCGCCGGAGATCGGCACAAACCGCAGTTTAGCCGGAGCCGTTCGCGGCGATTCCCACCCGCCGCGAGTCACGCCCGCACCCGTTAGCGCCCGGCCCTGCGGAATGGCGAGAAACCGCCCGCGCGTCGGCCGAATCGTCCCACCGCGCTCCAAGATACGGGCGTACTTCACGTCTGCCCCGCGACCGGCCGATACCTCCAGCGTGCCGCCGTCCGCCGTCTGCGTCACGACCGACGCAACGCTGTTTCGCAGCCGCCCCGACCGGACGTTTAGCCGCTGCCCGCTCAACAGGCCCTCGCGCAGAAGGCGCGTGCTTTGCGCGCCCACGACCGTAAGCGCCTTACGCGAAGCCGGCGCTACGTCCGCCTGCAAGCGCCGCAGCAGCGCCACCGCCTGGGCCGGGGTCACAACAGCGCCGGAGGTAACCGCCGCGCCGCCAGAACCTCACGCGCAGCCTTGATGATTACCTCCTCCGTCCGGTAGCCGACCGACACCGGTCCAGCGCCGCTCGCGTTGGTTTTTCCCTGATTGCGGCGCATATCGTACACGGCCCGCACCGCAAGAATGGCCCCCTGCTTCACGTCCGCCGGAACGCTTGTAAACCCGGCCGTAAACGTCACCTTGATCGCTCGCCTTGCGCGCGACCACGCGCCATGCGTCGCCGTCTCCGTCAACAAAACCAGCCCCTCGCGCCCGTCAAGGATCGCATAGTCGCTCGATGAAACCAGCGCGTCAGCGCCCCACGTCCATTCCGGATCATCGTGAATGCTTGCAATCGCCGTGACCGGCCACACCGGCAGAACTAAGGCTCGGCCGCCTGGACCGTCGATATAAGCCGTGTAGCTTGCGGTTTCCATTGACGGCGAGGCCGTAACGCTGGCCGGTGGGTAGCCGCACCACGCCGCCAGCACCGCCCCAACGCGGGAGATAATGGTGTCAAGGTTAGAATCCTCGCCTGCGCCAGACAGCTCAGGGATATGCAGCCGAGCTTCCGCCGCGGTGAGGAGCGCCATCAGCGCACCCGGCGCGGCGAGCGCATCGCCCGGTCAGCCGGCGGGCTGACCATCGCTTCAGCGTGCCCATCCTCGACCAGCACGAGCGCCCCCGGAAAGGTGGCGGCCATGTAGGCGGCCGCCTCCGCAGGTAGCTCGCGCTCCTCGCCCTCGCGCCACAGGCCCACCAGACCCGGCCGCGAGCCGCGATAGTGCGGCAATCCGACCAGCCGGTAACGCATGGGATCAGCTCGTCGCGCGCTTCTGTTCAAGCCTCGCCACGACCGCAAAATCGTAGGTCGGGCCGGTGCCAGACTTCGCCACCTCGACCGAGAGCACCGAGCCGTCAGCGACTTCCACGTCCTTTCCGGTGCCGGTGATCGACATGGCAATTGGCGTTCCCGCCGTCATGGCCGCACCGCCTGAGCTGTTGGTAGTGTGCGTCGCAATCGTAGTCGCCCCCTTCTTCACGCTCAGCGTAATGAAGTTGCTCGCGTCGACCGACACCGAGACGTTCGGGACGATCGTCAACGAAGCGACGCCGACTCGTGCGCCCGTGCAGTTGGCGATGTAGTCCTGATCGGTCGCGTTTGTGCCGCTAACCTGGACCTTGTAGAAGCTGGAACCGACCATTGTAGACTCCGAGAGAGAAAGGGGGTAGCGGCAGCGGGGGCAGCGCCCCGCCTACGCTCAAAGCATGTTGATCCCGAACGCGGCGACCTTCTGCGAGGTGGAGGAGAGCGTGATCAAAGAGCGCCGCAGCGTCGACACGACGTTGTAGACACCGCGGGTAATGTCCTTGTCCTGCTCAACCGTCGTCGCGCGCGACTCGTAATGGGTAAACTCGCCGCGGCTCACCGCGATCAAGCCCGATTTTGCACCGCTGCCGGTGTAGAGGCCGGTCGATGCCAGGTCGGCCGACATCCAACGCGAAGTCACGAGCGGGTGGCCGCCGATCGCCGCCAGTTGACCAGTCACCAGCGTTGCACGGGGGCCGAACTTGTCGACCGTCAGGACGTTCGAATCGACCATCAGCTTTTGGTACAGCACTTCGGGCGAGGTAATCAGCGCGATCCCGCTGGCCGCAAGCTCGCCCATCACGCCCACGAGGCCCATCACGCCCGCCGCAGTCTGAGCGGCGCTGAGGTCTGAGGTCGCCGTGCGGTCTACCGCGATGCGGCGGAAGCCCTTGAACGCGCGGCGGTGATCTGCGCTGCCGCCAAGGCCAGAGGAGCCCCACCGGCTGCGAATGTTCCACGAGGCGATCGCGTCCTCGTGCGTCGCGGTCGTGTCGCCGTTGATCATGCAGTCCTCGTACCCGTCCAGGACCGCACGAGCCGCGCGCCGAGCGATCTCGGGCAGGAGGGCGAAGATCGCATCTTCGGTCGCGCTGTCGTCTACCACCATGCGGAACGCGAAGCCGGCCGGGTTGATCGTGGTTGACGCGCTGGAGACATCGGAGGCGGTGTATTGCGCGGGATCGTTCGTCGACGCCACACCCTTCAGGTACGGGCGCCCGGTGTCGGTAATGCTCGGCACGAGGATCGGGCCGCGGATCGCCTGCGACGGAAACAGGGCGGCGATACCGGCGGGCGTGAAATAGTCCTCGTAAAGCGTCGCGATCGGCGTATCCGGAATCCATTCGGCGCCGCTGCCCGTCGTGTCGCTGATCGACTTCTCCAGCGCCGCCCGGAACCCGCCCGCGGTCGGCGCCTTGGCCGCGTGAGCAAGCAGGCGCGCGTCAAGCACCGGGGTCGACCGGCCGTAAGCGTGACGGTAAACCGTGCGGGCGACCGCCAGCCGCTTCAGCTCCGCATCCCATTCGGTCGCCGGAGCGTCGGAAAACAAGCCCTCGCGCTCGACTTCAACCGGCTGTCCGGCGAACGTGCTGCGCTCCACACCGCGGACCATCGCGATCGAGCCGTCCGCCCGCATGAAGCGAGACAGGAGCGCGGCTTCGCCCCCAACCGGGGCGGTTTCCCGCTTGCCGGCAAACGCGGCCCGCTCCTCGACCTTCCGGAGCCGTTCGGCGAAGTCGGCCGCCGCGCGCTGGTGGGCTGCATCGTTGTCGCCCAGAGACTTACGGACGGCCTTGAACTCGGCCACCACATCGGCAACGGTCTTGATCTCGGTTTCCATGCGATCAATCCTTGGGGAAAAAGAGGTCGGAGAGGGCCGCCGGCTTTACCGGCGCGAAGAGGTCAGAAAGGGCGGCGGCGCCGCCTGCCAGAGTTTCACGCTCTTTCGTTGAAGTGTCAAGCATGATTCGTTCACGAGCGCCATACGCCGCCGTGGCTTTGATCAGCGTGTCGATTAGCGCGTTGGTCTGCTCGGCGGCGGAATTGGCACGCACCGCTACCGCTTCCGGGTTTGCGGGCACCGCCACGATTGACACTTCTAGTAGCTCGCAGTCATAGAAAACGTAGCCACATCCGTCCGGCTTGAAATACGGATGCGCGGGGTCAAGCGCCTTGCGCGGCACCGACCGGCCAGGACAAAACCCGACCGACACGGCGTTGATGACGCCGGCCTCCACGTCCGCCCGCACATCTTCCGCCGTCTGCTTTCCGCTCCACTTCTCGACATCCAGCACCAGCCCGACGCCTTCGACCACGGACACCGCCCCGCGGCCGACGACCGCCGCGGCCGAGTAGTCGTGATCGGTCAGCACTACCGGATTCCTTCGGTAGTTGTCCAGCTTCCACGACGCCTGATCTACGATGTCCTCCAGACGGTCGCTGGCGTCCGTCGATGCAACGAACGCCGTGCGCTCCTGCCCGTCGACTACGATCGACCGGCGAATCCCAAAAATGTTCCTACGCTTCATCAGGCCACCTCCACGACTGGAACTGTCGTACACCGGCAATTGCACACCAGAGCGGCTTCCGTAAAGCCGCCAGGCGCCAAGGCCGACGCTCCGGCAAACTCGCCGCCCTCGATCACGAACTTTTCGCCGATCGCTCGCTCCTGCCCGTCTAGCAGCGCGTGAGCGTCGCGCACTTCCGCGTCGCGTGCGCTGAGCCACTGACGGCGGACGGTCACGCCTTCCTCGTCCGCATACTGCTGATACACCACCTCGTGACCCGCGCCAAGGCTCCGCGTCGTTTCGGTTCGCGCGATGAGCAAGGAACGAGCTGGGCCAAACTCCGGCAACGCTCGCAGGCGGGCGCTAATCTCGTTGACGCCCTCGCCCGCGTCGATGCCCGCCAGCACTTCTGCCCGCACCGCAGCGCGCGTGGTGTCGATCGTGTTCGTTACCAGCGCGCCGAGCTGCCGATCGGTCGCCACGTCGGCCGCGGTGCCATCCATCTTCCATTCGCGGCCAAGCTGTTCCGCGCCGTCGGCGTAGCCGTCCATCACAATACGGCGCACCAGGGCGCGCAACTCCTCGCCGTAAGTCGTCGTTTCCGCTGCGGGGAACAGGGCCGCCATGATGTCGTTTACAAGGTCACGACGGATCGACCGCTCGCCGTCGGTCAGACCGACCGCCTCCAGCCGTACCAGCACGCGTGACCGCTGAGCCCGAAGCGCGATGGCGACGCCTCGCGCGGTGCGCGTTTCGGCCGGGTTATGGACCTTGAAAACCCACGAGCGCCACGCTTCCGCTCGTGCCTCCTCGCCTACCGGCGCCGCCTTCGCTTCGGGAGCGAGCAGGGCCGCAAGCGCGGGTGACTCGTCCACCCCGCGGAGGAGTTGCAACACCGACCGCTTGCCGGTGTCGTCGCCGGTCGCCGGGTCCGCGGGGGCGGCCGGCTCCTCCATGAGCGGCGCATCGGCGAAGCCCTCGTAGGCCGCCGCGGCGGCCGGGTCCGCGCCGAGCAGAACCCATGTCGTGACGCGGTTCTGCCGCTCCGTCCGCGCCTCTTGCAACGCGGGCACGCGCGAGAAGTCGTGCGACACCACCAGGCGCGGATCGAACCGGCGCGCAATCCGCGTCAGCGCGTCGTCGATCAGGGCCGCTCGTGCTTGGAGGTTTGTCCAGTAGACGCGCTCCTGCGCGCTCGCCGTCGCGTAGTTGGCGTTCGGCAGGCCCACGCGTGACGGCGGCACGCCGAGCACCGCGAGCACCGTTTCGCGCGTTAGTTTCCGCTGTTCGTTGAACTGCATATCGGCTAGCGTAAACGCCGGGAACTCGGCCTTTACCGCGCCCGACAACACCAGCGCCGGAGCGCCCGACGCGGAAAAGTCCGCATAGGCCGTGGCGATGGCCTTGCGCTGTACCTCGTTCAGCATGACGCCTGTTTCCGCGGGCGAAAGCACCGCTTGCGGTCGCCCCTGTCCAGCTTGCTTGGCCGCCAGCCGCGCCGCGTTTTGCTCCGCGTTTAGGTCAACCGTCAGCGCCGAGATCGCCCCCTCACCGACAAGGGCTTCTGCGCCCGGCCTCCAAGAGCTGGACCGCACAATTGCAAGCGCGCTCGCGGCAAGGTAGTGCGCTTGTCCCGACGCGGGGCGGTATTCCACGCCTGCAAGTTGCCCATACACGTCGGCGATGAATCGCACCTCCTCCGGGTGAAGAAGCGGCAGGCTCACCGGCTCACGATCACCGACCATGAGGATCACGGCCGATCCGGACGGAACCCAATAGGTCACAAGCTGCCGTTCCCACAAGGCGCGATCCATGCTGGAGGTGGGCCGCTGCAACAAATCCAGAACCGGATGGGCGTCGATCACCTCGGCGTCAGGGCCGGTGCCGACGGTCAGCCGTAGGGGCAATCCGGCCAAGTCCTCGCCGATCGCGTCGACGCAGGCCCGCACCCACGGAAAGCGGGCGAACGCGGCCATGCTTGCGTGCGCCTCCCACCGATTGCCCGCCGGGGCCGCCGTCGCCCCGATCTGCGGCGGTTCGGTCGGCGCCGTAAACGTATAGCCAAGCGCGCGGAGCACCCCGCCCGAAACGTCCGCCCATGAGGGAAGCGACCATGCCATTCGCGCCAGCGTTGCATGGGGCCGCCATTCTGTCAACGTCAATAGCTGGCGCCCCACTCCGCGCCCCGCTGGAGACCAAACAGGCCATAGCGTAAAGCGTCCATCGCATGATCGTTTGCCTTGAACGGCAGATCGGGCGCATCCTTCGCCCCAATGCGGGGCGCCCATATGTACCCTTCGATCTCCCGCACCAGCGCGTAATTGTCCGGGCCGTCATGCACAACTAAGTGAGGTAGGCCGTTAGCGTCAAGCGACAGCCGTGCAGCTACGGCGTTAATCCCTGGTCTGATGTCCTTGCGCGCCGCGGTCGTCGCGATCCCCTCCTTCGCTAGCGTCATGCGGCCATTTGCCTCCTCGGGGTCAGCCCAGACCATCGACGGCCAGCCCGACGCGTCAAAGCGGTCGCGAAGGATCGCCGCGTGTTCCTCCCAACGGAGGCCGGCTCGGTAGTGCGTCCAAAGAACGTGGGCGACATCGTCCGCCGGATCAACGGCGAAGTAAACGCAGGCGAACGGGTTTGACGTGCCGAAGTCGATCGCGGCGTAGCGCGGCCACTCGGCTGGAATGGCTTGCGGCTCAACAAGGTGAATCGGCCGGCTCCAGCTCGTGTAGACGAGGCCGGCCAGCGCCACAAACTTTCCCGATTGGCGTGCGGCCATCTCGTGCTCGCCGTATCGCGCCATGCGAACCGCTCGCCCTACCTGGTCTATGTAGGGATTGTCGCGCCCGTCCACCTGGGCGAACCGGTAGCCGGGTCGCGGGGTGGCCTGGAAGTCGTCGTACACCCACGTCATGCCTTTTAGCGGGGTCATGCTTAGGAGGATGTAGCCGCCCTTCCAAGGCCGGCGGCCAAGCCGCATTAGGCATTCGCCGAATACCGCCGAATCGTGCTCCTCGTCGAGTACGATGAGATCGTATTCGTCGGCCTGATAGGCGCGCTGGCCCTGATCGTTACTCTTAAACACGATCACGCCGTTGTTACCGCGGCTCGTTGCGGTCCTTACCTCGGCTTCCCCGTCGCCCATCTCGTTTCGCCACCGAGCGCCCGATGGGAGTAGCCCGCGGACCTTTTCTCGTAAAACCTTTCGCGAGTCGTTCGATGTCAGCGCCGAAAGCAGCACGCGGCCGGGGTACGGCGGAATCGTGTCGCGGCCGATTCCGTTGCGTGCGAGCCACGACGCTGCAATAGGGTCGTCGGCCCCCAGCATGGCCGCTACCGCTACTTGTGCGGCAAATGCCGTTTTCCCGCTGCCGTTTCCACCGAGCATGGCAAACGCGGTGCTGCCTCCAACCATGCGCGCAGCTTGTACCTGCGAGAACGCGCGCGGCGTCGGGCAGTCCCACAGCTTCGCGTATGCAAGCGGGGCGCGGGTCCGCCGGTCCTGACGGGCTGCGGCGTGCCGGGCGGCGGTAAGGAGGGCCGCCCTATCCACCGAGCACGGCGCGGATCGCGGTCGCCGGCTCGTGCTGGCCGCGCTCGTCCAGAATGCGGGCCGCCTCCTCCAGTGTCACGCGCTCCAAGTCAGCGTCGGACTTGTCGCTCAGCATCAGCGCACCCTGCATTTCGGTAACCTCCGTTTTCGGGAGGCCGAAACGATCGGCGACCGAGTCTGCCGCCTTAACGCGGATCGCGTGGTCGGGGTCGGGGTCGGCGGTGCGCTCCTTGCACACTGAGCACAGGCCAGCGGGGCGATCGGCGGCGAGCGCATCGCGGTAGACGCCCATAACCTGCCCGATCAGCTTTCGCCCGTGGCGCTTGGCCGCCTCGCGGGCGTCCGCCTGGATTGCCTCAATTTCGGCCATCACCTCGGGCGACGCGGCATGACGGCGGATCGTCTGCTGCTTGACGCCGAACATCACCGCGGCCTCGCCCTGAGTCTTACCGTCGGCGAGACACGCGGCGAGAGCTACGGGGTCGATCGGTGCCTTGGCGCCTGCCATGATTTTGCTCTATTTCGCACATCATAGCCCCTAATCATCCTCGCGCCACCTTGACACCTCGCGCGGTCGAGGCCGGTCGGCCGCCTGGTGCCGGCCGTCCACTTCGTCAAGCCGCTGGTGTTCGCCCGTCCAGCGCATCGGCACGTCGCCGGCCTGCCCGGCTCGCGCCTTGGCGACGACGAGCACGCGGGCGTCGGGGTCGGGGTCGTCGTCGTCGTGGTGCGTGAAGATCACGTTTTGCGCGTCCTGCTCGATCTGCCCCGACTCGCGGAGATCGGCCATACGCGGTTTTGGGTCGGCTCGCGACTCAATACCGCGGTTCATCTGCGCGAGGGCAACGACGGCCACGCGCAGCTCCTTAGCGATGGCGAGCAGTCCGCGGGAGATCGTGGCCACCTCCTGCTCGCGGCTTTCGTGGCGGCCGGCCTTGGCTACGGCGAGTTGCAGGTAGTCGACGACGAGCAGGCCGAGCGGGTGGCCTGCGCCCTCCGCGATGCTGCCGAGCTTGCGAGCGCGGCGGCGCAGCTCCACGATGTGAAGCGCGGGCGTGTCGTCTACCCACATCGGAAGCGTTCCCATCGTCTCCAGAGCGCGAGCCATGCCCCGCCATTCCTGCGCGGTCAAGTCGGCGTGCAGGAGGCCGTGCAGCCGGATCGCGCCGTGGCGGGCAAACTCGCGCAAGGTCAGGTCAGCGCGGGCCATCTCCAACGAGAACACGCCGACGCCGCGCCCGCCTGCGGCGACGTGGGCGGCGATCTGCATGGCGGCGGCGGTTTTGCCGGTGGCGGGTCGACCGGCGAGTATGGTGATCTGCCCGGGTCGAAAGCCGCCGCCGATTCGGGCGTCAAGGCCGGGCCACGGGGAGCGCGCGACAAGGCGGGCCGCGGCGGCTGGATCACGCTGCATGGCGGCGGTGATCTCGTAGAGTTCGGCGGCGGTCTGTC